GGGCCAACGTCATAGATTTGGTGAAAGTGATGATATGTACGTGATCGGGTGGTCACGGCTCACGGACCGTTATGGAAAAATTCCTCAAAAGGTAGAAGGACCATCAACAAAAGTAAATACAAGAAAATTAAAAACAATCCGTACTAAAAATAATAATACACTTAACGGTTTGTACGCTGAAACAAAAAGTAAATTATCCCGACTAGCAGGTCAACGAGATTTCAATCAAGCGGACATTGATGAAATAATGGAAGAATTTGGTGATACATTTAAACCAACGGTGGTGGCTAAATATGCTGATCAAATAGATCAGGTTAGCCCTGGTCTTGTCGATCAGATGGATGAGCTCGTTGTAAAAAATAGAGAATTAACAGAACAAATATCTAAAGCAGAAACACCAAGTGCCGAGGGCGTGGTTCGTGTAACGTTTGCCGATGAGATTCAATCAGATCTCATGCAAGAAGCCGCAAAGAGAAAAAAATTCTTGGCAGGAACTTTACGTCGAATGCAAGATCAAGGAAAAAGTATTGACGATTTAAGTCAATATGATGATTTAAATAAACAGATCATGCAATTTTATAAAGAGAATGAAACTATCTTTAGACCAGAAACTAAATCAGCAGCCGAAGTTGATATTATGCGTCAACAACTAACAAAAATGGATGAAGAGGTTGATAACATTATTAACAATTACATAACAACAAGAGAAATAACTGACAAAGATATGACGCGGTTAGGGGAAATGCTTCAAACAAATTTAGATAATTTATTAAATAAAGTAATGACTATTGATTCGGATACCATGGGTAAATTATTTCCTAACTTACCATTTAAGAACAGAAATGAATGGGCAGATGCTGTTATAAAAAAAGATTTATATGAGGCAGCATACCGTAAGTTTGTTTTAAAAGATCCTGATGCAGCAGAATATTATGCGGTATCTCCTGATACATATGTTAATAAGAGATGGAACTTTGAAGGAGATACTTCTACACCTCAAGTAATTCGAGACAATGATAAAAAAGCCATTCTTGATGAATTTACTCGATCAGGAAATCTTCAACCTTCTAAACTGAGAGGAATTGGTACAAGTGAGTTTTATGGTGGTCCTGATGCTAAAGCGCCTGTTCGCTATAATGTTATTGATAAGAACCAACCAATTAAACAACCTGTAAGAGACGCTAGTGGCGAGATTGTTAAAAAAGATGGCAAGACGGTGATGGAAACAACAGGATACAAAAAAGTAAAAGATTTTAAAGGTAGTGAAGATATTAATGAGGCACAAAATTATGCAGACGTTAGTAATCAAGGAATGGATGTTAAATATGAAGTTGTAAAGGAACAACCCCACTATACCAGTGTATTAGAAAAAATATTATCTACGCAAGCAAAACAAAATAATTCTGAATTTATAACACTACCTGTACAATTAAAAGAAGGGTCTATGAATGTATATAAGATTACCGATCAAAATGGTAATATGGTAGCCACCTTATCCGATAGCGATCAGGCTATGAGATTGAAAGATAGTAATCCAAATTATCAGATACAACCGTTGTCAGTTCCTGATGAAGGTGCCATGAAACCAGTTTTTGCTATTAAGATTACTAAAGAAATGTTAGAACCTTTTGTAACACATAAAGCACAGGGTGGACTTGTGGAAGATATTGATATATTTGAGGTAGCATAATGGCAATAGACAGAAGAATTACAGGAGCTGAAGAACCAGCTTTAGAAATGGAAAGTGTTGATATTCAAACACCAGACATGGATATAGAAGCGGTAGAAATGCAAGAAGATGGTTCTGCAATAATTAATCCTCAAGATGAGATTCCTGAACTTTCTTTTGATTCTAATTTAGCAGAATTTGTTGATGAAGATGCAATGGGTGTTATTGCTAATGATTTAATTGCTGAATACAAAGCCGATCAAGGTTCACGCGATGAGTGGTTTCAATCTTACCGAAAAGGATTAAATCTTTTAGGATTTAAATATGAAGAACGTACAATGCCTTTTGCTGGATCAAGTGGAGTAACACATCCTCTTTTATCAGAATCGGTGACACAATTTCAAGCGCAAGCTTATAAAGAATTATTACCCGCAGGAGGACCTGTTAGAACAGAAATTTTAGGAACACCAGACCCTGAAAAAGAACAACAGTCTCAACGTGTAAAAGATTACATGAATTATCAGATTATGCATGTTATGGAAGAATTTGATCCTGAACTGGATCAAATGTTATTTTATTTACCTTTAACAGGTTCTACTTTTAAAAAAGTTTATTTTGATACTACTTTAGGTAGAGCTGTCTCTAAGTTTGTCGCATCAGAAGATTTAGTTGTTCCTTATATGGCAACTGATTTAGAAACAGCAGAACGTGTTACACATATTTTAAAAAGAACAAAAAATGAAGTACGTAAGATGCAAGTTATTGGTATGTATCGTGATGTAGAAATTGATCCATATAAAACTGAAAATGATGTTCAAGAAACAAAAGATCGTATTGAAGGTGTAGAGGATGATGGTTATAAGAATGATAATTATACCTTATTAGAAATTCATTGTGATTTAGACTTACCAGGTTTTGAAGATGAGGATGGAATTAAATTACCTTACATTGTTACAATTGATGAAGGGTCACAAGAAGTTTTATCTATTTATAGAAATTATGAAGAAGAAGATGCGTACAAAAAGAAAAAACAATATTTTGTTCACTATAAGTTTTTACCTGGCCTTGGTTTTTATGGCTTTGGGCTTATCCACATGCTCGGGGGTTTATCCCGAACAGCAACATCAGCCCTCCGTCAACTTATCGACGCTGGTACATTGTCCAATCTCCCTGCGGGTTTTAAAGCTAGAGGGTTGCGAATTAAAGACGATGATAATCCCCTCCAACCAGGAGAATTTAGGGATGTAGATGCTCCAAGTGGGGATCTAAGACAAGGGTTATTACCATTACCATATAAAGAACCATCTCAAACTTTATTTCAATTATTAGGATTTGTTGTTCAAGCTGGTCAACGTTTTGCCACAATTGCCGATCAAAAAATAAGTGATGCTGCGGGTGCAGGCGCTCCTGTGGGAACTACAATGGCTATTATGGAACGTGGTACAAGAGTCATGAGTGCTATTCATAAAAGAATGCATTATGCACAACGTATGGAATTTAAATTATTAGCTAAAGTATTTAAAGATTATACTGAGCCTTTTTATCCATACAATGTAGGGAAAGATATTGTTCCAAGTGTTAAACAAGCTGACTTTGATGATCGTATTGATATTATTCCTGTATCGGATCCAAATATATTTTCTATGTCTCAACGTGTTACGTTGGCACAAACACAATTACAATTAGCTCAAGCTGATCCTTCGGCGCATAATATGTATGAGGCTTATAAAAGAATGTATCAAGCTCTTGGTGTTCATGACATACAAGCTATTTTACCAACACCTAAACCACCGGCTCCAAAAGATCCAGGTTTAGAAAATGCGGATGCTTTAATGGTTAAAACATTAACAGCTTTTAGAGAACAAGATCATCAAGCACATATAGATGCACATCGTACATTTATGTCAACAATTCTTATTCGTAATAATCCAAATGTTACTACTCTACTTCAAGCACATGTAATGGAACATATTTCGTTATTAGCTAGAGAAAAGGTGGAAGAAGAAAACACGGAACAGATTCAAAAAGTTGCTCAACAGTACGGTGGACAAATACCACCAGAATTACAACAACAATTTCAGGAAGAATTAGAAAAACAAGTAGCTCTTAAAATAACAGAGTATATTGAGGAAATGTTTATTGAAGAACAACAATCAATGGAAGGTCAAGGAGAAGATCCACTTGTTGCATTAAAGCAACAAGAAATAAATATTAAAGCTCAGGATCTCCAAAGAAAAATTGAAGATGATGAAGCAAGAATAGCTATTGATGAAGCAAGAATAGCAGCTGATGCTAAACAACATCAGGATAAGATTGATTCACAAGAGGATATTGCTCAATTAAGAGCTAATGTTAATTTAACAAAAGCAAAAGAACCTCGAAAAATTGACGAAAAACGAGATATAAAGTTTGATAACTAATCTAGGGCTTGTAAAAGTTGGTTGGCAGTCTAATGTAGAATCTATGACTCAAGCAGAACAAAAATTACATAAGTGGTTTGAAGAATTATTGGTAATGGCAGAAAAGACTTCCAAATGTAAGGAAGATAATATACTCTTAGCAGGTGCTTTTATGAGTGCAGCTCGGGTTTTATATTTTAATCATATGAATCCTGACGAGGCGCAAGACATCATGGAGCAAAACACGTTTGATTTTATTGATTTAATCAAACCAACCATACACTGAGGGGTAAATATGGCAAAGAATACTGGAAGAATGAACTTATTAGAAGAAGTAGGTCGTATTGACGCTGAAAAATCTAATAAAAATAGAAGAGCTGAAAAAAAACGAGTTATTGGTGAACTTAAAAAAGGATATAACAAAGGTGGATTAGTCACTGAAATGTATTCTAGAGGTTATGGCGTAGACATAAAAAGTAGACGTAAACCAACAAAAATTTACTAAGAGGTTATTATGGCTACAGCTAAATATATAAATGGATCTAAGTATCCTAACGCTAAAATGACGGTTTCTGAAGATTTAAATCCTTATGCAGGACCAACAACTAATAAAGCATATGCCCCTTCTACAGCGGCTATGAGAGTACAAGGACCAACAAAAATTGATAATCTAGGTGACGGACCAAAAGGACAACGTAGTAAAATGCAAATTAAAAAGGTTCCTTTTAAGGGCGTTTTTTAGTGGACAACATCTGTTCCTTAAACGCTTATTATAGCGCAAGGTATGGATGGACATTAAAAAAGGAAGATACTGTAGGAGAGTGTAAAAATTGTGGTCATGGCTGTCATTGCAGCGATGGTAGTTCTTGTCAATCATGTGATTGCAAAAACTGTGAACATGATGTAAGTTAACCCCTTTAAAAAGGAGGTCATATGAACCTATTAAAAGATTTATGGGCACACGTTAAAGAGTGGTCGGAT